ATATATGAAATAATATGATATGATTTCATATTTAGATAATCATTATAAAAATATGATATTTATATTTGTTTCTTGAATTTCTTATATTATTAGTTTTTTTGTTTATTTGTTTTGGTATTTTCTTGTCTCCCTCAGCTTATTTATATTTAGGATACCCTTATAAAAACCATTCAAGATATTTTTCATTTAATTGCTATTATCCACAACTCATAGCTATAAAATAATATGGAATTCATAATTTTACTCTAATTTGAATGTCAAATAATTTTTATCATTTTATGAGATTAAAATAAAAGAATTACAAATTGGATTTTTTAAAAAACAGGATAAATATCACTAAATAAATTGTTCATAAAAAATTAACAAAGTAAAAAAATTTTCAAGTTGGATAGATGGAAATTTCTAAAAAATTATTCTTACAAAACTTTTTAAAGAATTAATCCATGATCTTTTTCGAGATTATTTGTCTATGTTTTCTTGTTCAATTAAAGGTATTTTTTCCCTAGGTAATATGTTTCCACCAGTTTCAGATGTTTTTTTCCTATTAAAGGAATGGTTTCCTCATCGTGACGTTTTTTTTCAACCAAGGGATTATTTCTTTTTGATAAGCGAATGATTTTTGTTCTTTTCTTTTTCTAATAATTCCTGTTTAGATATTTGAATTTTTTCACCAGCTATAATTCCTTCTAATAAAGGATCACTAATTAAAGGGATCATTTTTTTTATTTTCCAAAAAATATTTTAATTCTTCTTCAGACAAATGATCAACCTTTAAATTATCATCATATTTTTCAAAATCATTAGATAAATAGTTGCGAATTTTGTTTATTTTATCATTACAATATGACAATACTGCCTTGATGATTTAGATGTCACAACCATTAAATTTTTTTTGATCATAATCAAAGTTATCATCAATATTTATATTTTTAGATATTTTTGTTTATAAAAACTGTCTATTTGATGTAATATTTTTTTTAAACTATCATTCTTTGATTCAGACAAAATAGTCAAAATAAATCCGTGAATGTGATTGGACGCGTCAATAAATTTAGAAGTACAATAATTCTTTTTCTTCTTTAAAATATTTTCATAATATGCAATAATATCTGGTGTTTTTTTGGCTTTGGTGAATTTAATTTCAACAATATTATTATTATTACTGATAACATAATCTAAAATATTTTTCTTACTAATCTCGGAAAAATGTTTTCTATTTTTGCTTGGATTTGAATCAATAGGAAATACTAATAATCTTTCCTATTTAATATTTTCCCAATATAATTCCTAAGATTTTTAACATAATTTTCGACGGATTTCCCCATAGAACGTATTTCATCATTATCTATAATAGTATTTGTATTAGTTAAAATAATTACACAATTCATACTACTAAAATTAAGCATTTTATTATAATATTCAAATGTAGTAGAACCACTTAATCTTAATTTTGAAGTATGAAAACATATGATATTTTTTCTATTTTTTCAAATAGTTTCATAAGAACAAGTATTAGTGGAATTTTCGAACCACATGTGTCTTCGAGGCCGAGCAATAAAATGAATTTCATAATTTTGATAATTTATTTGTTCGATTTGGCAAGCTTTAGTACATGAATAAATACCGCTAGTATCATATTTTTTTCGCCTAATAGAAAATTAACAAATGTTGTCTTCCCATATCCAGTAGACCCAATTAATAGAATGTTAATAGTGTTCATGATTAATATAAAAAATTATAAACAAGATTAAAAAAGAATTTTGGATTTTAGTTTTTTTATCACAATATTTTTGTGAAAAATTAAAATAAATAAACATGATTTATTCTTTTAATTATTTGTCATTATTTTACTAACATTACTTGATTATATAATCAGTATAATTTTTGTAATTATCAAAAAAGAATAATTTTATATTAAATGATAAAAAAATTAAAAATATTTTCTTTTTCTTGATATTTTTTTTCTGGAATCTCTATCAAGACAAAATTCTATATTATTGTCAATAACAAATGATATATGTTTTAGGATATTAGGTAACAAATATATATCAGTTGGATTCTTAAAATAAAACATATTCAATTCATCACAAAAATAGGGGTTAATTACAATAACTTGTTTAAAAACATCACTATTTTCGATATTTTTAAGTTTAGATATTATATTACTATTTTCTGAATATCTTCTTTTTAAAAATTCATGACAATCATGAAAGTATCTGTATTTTAGATTGTCAACTAAATTCATATTATCATCAAAAATATTAATTTTATCAGATTTAAAAAATACTAAATTACAATTATTACCTAAAATCACATTAATATGTTTTTGCATGTTTATTTCGAGACAATAAAAATAACAATTATTATAATAAATATTAATATGATAACTGTATATAATTCTTCATTCAATTGCTGTTTTATTTTCTATCCAATAAAACTCTTTAGTATTAGTATTAGTTTGTAAAAGTTTAAACATTATGGAGTAGCAATCATTAAGTACATAGTCTAAAATAATGTTAATTATATCATTACAAATATCAATGTTTATAAGAATATTTGAAAAATTATTTTTAAATAATGGGTCATTTTTATATTTAGATTCAATTGATATATTATCATCTAATTGTGACAAATCAACTGGGTCTAAGGATGATGGTTCTGTAATTCTATTTCCCATTAAATATTAGTAACAATACTATCAATATTATTTTAAAGTAAAAATATGTCAATTTTTTTAGTAATAATTTTGAAAAAAATATTTTAACGTTTATTTATTAATTTGGATGGGATTAATCTGACACGTTTACATTATTACCAACAACAAATGATATATGTTTTAGAATAATAGATACAGTATATATATCAGTGGAATTTTTAAAATAAAACATATTTAATTCATCACAAAAATAAGGATTAACCATAATTACTTTCCTAAAAATATCGCTATTCTCGATGTCTTTAAGTTTAGATATTATTTCGTTATTACTTGCATATTTTCTTTTAAGGAAATTGTTATAATTATGAAAATATTTGTATATATCATTACTAATTAAATTTAAATTATTATCAAAAATATTTATATTTCTATATTTAAAAAATGTTAGTTTGTAATTATTACCAAAAATGACATTAATATAATTTTTTAGATCTATTTCAAGAGAACTAAAACCATATTTATTAGAGGAAGTGAGATCATAATAGTAAACAATATTTCCAGAAATTTTCGTACTATTTTCTTCCCAATTAAATTTTATAAATTTATTGGTTTTGTGCAACATCGTAAATATTATTGAATAACAATCATCAAATACATAATCAAAAATAATACTGATTATATCATTACAAATATTGATATTTTTAAGAATATTTAAACATCCATTTTTTAATAATGGGTCAATTTTATATCCGGATTCAACTGATAAATTATAGTCGAGTTTTGACAAATCTACAATTTCGAAAAGTGAATTTTCAACTGAATTCCCCATTTATATTAACATAACATATTGATATTATTATAATAAAAAATGTTCAATTTTTTAAATTTTATTTAGAAAATACAAAAAAAAAAATACTTAAAAAATAATTACAATTTGAACTGATATTCTTAAATTATTGATATTATTTTTGCGCATGGTACACAGAATATGTTAACTTTTTTTATGTCACATATTATATGATTCTATGATTCTAGCGCATAATTTCGAAAAAATAAAATAAATAATATATTAAGATATTTGTTAATTTATAACTTATTTTTATAAGTTCTGATTAAAATGCCTCAACTGTATTATAAAATGTTGTGACATTAATACGATTGAACCTGTAGTCAAGAATAATGTGGATCTTATTAATATGAACATTATTAATATATTTATGTTCAGTGTTACTTATTTTTTGGTAATATAGTCCACTACATTGACAAGAAGCATGAAAAAATGGTTTTAAAGTTAGATCTTGAATATTAACAATATAACCTTCTCTATTTTTTTTTTTATTTAATGTCCCACAAAAATAACAATAAATAGTTTGACATTTGTCGACTTTTATACAATGTTTTGAAAAATCAAATACTAAATTATTTATATTTCTATTTTCAAATTTATCAAGCCAATGTCTATCTGTAGTTTTAAAACATTCACAAAAACGTTCAATAATTCCATCACTTTGAATGCCAATATTTGTGTAACCAATATTCATTTTAGATAAGGATTTATTATATAATTCTTTGTTATCGCGATCTAATAAATTAGCAATAGAAATACTTGCTTTTGAATCAGTCAAAACGGGATCAACATCGAATAATAAAGGTGGTAAATTTTTCTCATAATAATCGTGATCTGTTTTTTTTAATTGTTGTGTTAAATATTTGTTTCGATAAGTTTTTGTTATTTGATAAATTGAGCCAAAACAAGGTAAATTATAAAATGCACAAGAAAGAACACCATATATATTACATCTTAAAACTTCTCCTGTTTTTTTATTATATGAAACAAAATATGTTCTTGTGTTAATTTTATGTCCAAATAAAATTATGGTATAAATTGTTAGTACTCGGAAACAGGCTTCTTTATTATTATTAAAATATTCTATATTATCATAGACAAATGTTGTTTTATTGGCTTTTCGTTTTTTAATTTTAGGAATATAGGGTACATTTGAACATTTATTGAAAAATATTTTTTTTGTGTTTTATTAATATTTTCAGAATGTATCAAATGTTGTTTATTTAATAAGGATCTACCAAAATTTGAAATATAATTTAATTTTAACATATTGTGTGACCAACTTAATACTGAATATTTTAATTGATCCTCGATCGATAAAAAATTAAAAATAAAAATCCATGACAAATTATTATGATTTTCTTTATTATAATTAAGTCTAATTGATAAAGCATGTTCGTATAATTCCGAAGCCTTAGAGTTATTACCTTCTATTTCTTGATTTTGTGCTTCACGAAAATACATATTACAATTTTGATAACTAATATTTGAAATATAATTTTGTTTATAATATTCTGGTTTTAGTTTATATACGATATCAGTTCGGAGAATATATTTTTTTCCATTCGTAACAAAATCTCCACAATGTAAAATATTTTGTTCAAATACAACGAACTTACCAGTTATTGGATTAATATTATATTTAGTGTAATTATCGATACCACCATGTAATTTTATTTCTTCGTCAACTGTTAAACCAGATACATGTTTTTTATTTTTAATATCAAACAATATCGTATTACCATTTTCATATTCGTCATTCAAATATATTACTAATGACAATCTAGATCTTTCGTGCATATTGGGAATATATTGGCTATCATAATGGGGTTTAAAACCAATTGAAGGTGCTTGATAAGATGATATACGAAAACATGAGTTAATATAAGAAGGATACCATAAATCTGCATTATTAACATTATGTAATCCATATGGTATTAATTTGTGTTCTTTGATTTTGGTTGATAATCTATTCCATAATAATTGTGCTAAATTGTTATCAATAACACAAAGTCTATTTGCATCACGATCTTTTTTATCATAAGAATCTAAAGGCAATAAACCATAACAATTAGCATTAAAAATGATAGAAGAACATTCTTTTTTGGTTAATATAAAATCTTCAAAAATGATTTTATCGAATATAATATTATTATATGATTTTGATACAAAATCATCATAAAATGTTAATAATGGTTTTTCGATAACATTATCGGTAATTTTTAGTGAAGTATCATTATTATTTTTCAAAAAACATTTCATAAATATTTTATAAAAAATAGTATATTTTTTGATATTTTATCAAAAAAATTTCAATATTTTTAATTCGAAAAAATATTCAGATATTATTGTAATCATGTAAAAAATAATAATTAAATATGATTTTAATTATTACCATTCATAAAAATCGTCTTCCCGCCTCCGGCGGTTCGCTAAAGCGAAGCATATCCGATGCAAATTAATTTAAAATAAAATTATTTATAGATGCATCGAAGATTCTTTGCGAAGTAAACCAGCGTAGCTGGGAAGAACTTTTTCAAAAATAGAGGTATTATCATTATGTTTGCAAATATTATGTTTAGACATATTAAAACCTTTTATTGCAATTTTTTATACAAATTTGCATTTGATATCATATATTGAAAAACAAATGTGTTTTTAGATGTTAGAATCTAAAAATATTTTATAATTATGGTCCTTAAATATTAACAAAATTATGTGTCATTGAGGATGTTGCGTCTACAAATGTAAAAAAGTTCTTCCCACCTACGGTAGTTTGCTTCGCAAAGCATCTTCGGCGCAAAATTATTAATTTATTTATTATATAAATATGCATCGAAGATGCCTCGCTTTAGAGAGCCGCCGCAGACGAGAAGATAATTTTTTGGATTAGTAATATATGATTAAATTGATAATATTATTTTCATTTAAAATATAAATAATATCATAATCTACAAAATTATCAAACTTATTACTAGATTATATGAAAATCATTTGTATATTTTATTTAATTTTATAACCAAAAAAAAAAATAAATAAAATAAAGCTTTGTCGAAACCAAAAAAATTATACGAAAAACAAATTGTTTCTAAATTATTGGTAAATTTTATAAAACTGAATATATTATTGTTTAATAATAGTTATTATTTGAAATCGATAAAAAATAATTATAATCTTATAAATTTAATTAGAAAAAATAAGAAAAAATCGAAATTTTTTTAATCGTATTAATAAAAAAAATTTTAAATATTAACTTTTCCCAAAAAATAATTATTTTATTATGAATATTACTACAATCGTATAAAAATTTAGTCATGTATGATTTTAGTTAATGGATATGGAGACATGTGTTCAGATAAAAACTCACCTGTCCATTTTAAACAGATAATACTATTTCCATTTAAAACAAAAAAATTACTTCTGTTAGTAACACTAATGATATTATCAAATGGTTTGTTTTTACAAAAGTTTTCCATTCCTTCATAAGATTATCATTTGGACAAAATATCTCGATACTTTTTTATTTTTATTGGTATAAAATATCTCCCATTATTACAAGCCATATAATTATTTTTGCGATCCAGGTGTATCATTTTTTAGAGTATATGATCTTTACCCTGGTAAACTTTAATCATCAGTCAGTTAAGTTGCAAAGTCACCAGTAAAAATTGAAGAGACTTTATCATCTACATAAATGTGTTTTAAATAATCAGTCGAAATAACACATAGACAATTAAAGGAAACATAATTAGATTCCATTTAACAAAAGTAAGTATTGGTGATGATAATATTGTCAAAATCGTGTGGTAGATTGACTTTAATAGGAAGTTTGCTTATTTTTGAAAATTCGTATATTCTATTTTTGCAAATGAGATAAATTCCAAAAACACTCCCAAAAAAAGTTTTTATATTTTTGTGTTAGATTGTATGATGTATAAAATGACCAAAAATTATTGTAAATTGTAAGTGTTTGATTATTTTTTTATTTCAGTCTTACAAACACATACAACTCAAAAAGCTATAATTAGATGGTAAAAAAACGAAAATATATAATAAAAATGATGAATTTCCATAATTGTAATATTTATTTTTAACTTTATTATACGATAATTTAAGATTATGGATCATAATATTAGTAAATTTAAAAAAAATCGTGATGATAGAAACAATGTTTAAAATTATTCATAGATGTTTCAAGATTTCCTATATTGTTTATCAAATTATTACTTACAACAAAGGACATGATTATTGCTGAAACTGCAATTGGTGAGATAAATATGATTTACAAAATATTACATTTTTAAATTTTTTAATTATAAATTATCTAACAAAAATTAATTATATTTATTTA